TTATCCGAAAATTTACGACATATTTGGTTTGCGCTTAGTTTTGGATAAGACATCATTAGTTGATCAACACTTAATCCAATATAAAAAATGGGAAGAACCTCAGATTTCTTATTTAAGGCTTTTACTTTATGGATGTAGATACAAAAAAGAGAAAAAGTATTTGACAAATAAGAAAATACACAAAACAGCCTCGGGATCAGGTTTATATCGTCTTATTCGTCTATCTATATAGGGCCAGGCTCGGGTGCTGTGCTCGCCTGCTTTGCTGTGCTCGTTTTAGCTGTGCTTTACTGTGCTGTGCTCTTCATCTATACAGGGTGCATACATTGTATCGCCTGCTTTGCTTTGCTCTTCATAGTACATAATTCTAGTACAGAGAGAATAAATACTAGACACCCCGCAAACCCACCAAATACGGGTAAATCTCCTGTATTAAACGATTTACCCATCCCGCTTGTCTTTGTATGCCCATCTATAATCGGCTCGTACAAGTCAATTTAAGGCGTTTTTAGCCTATGCCAATTTATTGACACATAAAAAAGATTAAAAATAGCCGTTTTTATAGCATGAATATTGCATAGGATAAATTATGTCCTTTTATGCTTTCAATGTATAATCATAATAAGGCAAAGTGATATCAGGTAAGGATAATATTCCTATTCATGGACATGGTGATATAGAGGTATGAGGATAAAGGTATATTACTATCGGTGCATATCTGTCCGGAGTAATATCCCATGCCCGGGTGCTGTGCTCGGCCCATGCCCGGGACTACTTACATCCTATATTACTAATAAGGTATTCTACCTGGGAGTAATATCCCATGCCCGGGTGCTGTGCTCGGGCAATGCAATCAATCCAGATCCTATATCGGCTAAGTGATAAAAGCGGATGATACTTACATGACCAACAACCATGATCCGAGCACCACGCAATCCAGATCCTATATCGGCTAAGTATCAATTCCTTGGTCATGTAACCTATTGATATCAGGTAAGCGGAGATGGTGCTCGGATCATGGTGTAAGTATCCGAATCCACAACCATTTTTCTATGTCCTATAACCTATTGTTTTCCTATGGATTAATGGATCATGGTGTAAGTATCCGAATCCATAGGAGAAATCCGAGCTTGGACCCTTTCCTGGAAAAAGAGGGGGGATGCCTCCTCCAAAGTTACAGTTTTTGAAAAGTCCTTGTCGTATAATTCTACTTCAAAGAAACTTGTACATGAGAGAAAATAAAATAGAGAAACAAAAGTGCCTTATGATTATTGATTATTATAATGTGGAAAATTTTTTATAGGATCTTATTGTCGTATAATCGTACTTTATTTTTTGACTTAATCTGTTTTTTATTTGACATGCTTTCCTGGGAGATATATTATACGATTCATAAAGAAGGAATTATTAAGGAAAGGATTTATGACAAGACCGAGAATAAAAGAGATCAGTTCTGATACTGTGAAATTTAATATTAGGATGGGAGGTGGATCTACACCTTCTACTTCTATTACTCTCAGAAAGAATATTCTTGCTCTTTGGATTCTGATGATGGAGAAGTACGATTCTGATTACTACCAAGTGACTCAGGAATTCATTGAGAAGGTTTGTATTCAGAGATGGAAGAGGGATGATGCTAAGGGGTTCTCGGATTTTGTTACGAAGTGCATGATTAAGAGTATTCTTGATAGTGATGATTTCGAGATATACAAGAGAGTTTACATCAAGCTATAGAGATGCATTCTTGAGAGATGTAATTGATTCAGAGTTCAAGAATTCTGATCTGTAAGAAATAGAATATGAAAGATACAGAGAGACAGAGACAGAGATTTTTAAATAAGCTGCGATTCTATTCTCCGGGGACTCAGGAGAATTTTCTTCTTCGGGAGAAGAAGGAGTTAGAGGATAGATTACAGTTAATTAACAATATTTTGATGGAGATCCAAAAAGATCGTAATCTTGGAGAGAACGATGAGAAAGCTTAGGAGAAAAGGAAATCTTGAAGAGATCCTTTCTAAACCAATGACAGTAAAGAAAAGGATTGTTTATAAGAAACAAAGGTGTGCTGCAATTACGGAAGAGGGAACTCAGTGTTCCAACCCTGCTATAGGGAGAGGGAATGCTTGTGCTGTACATGCAATTACTCCAGAACTTCCTGTTCCATTGGAGAGTGTTTCGGAGTTGTCTATTATCCCATTTGGTTCAAAATATAATCCAGCAGAGCATCCTCTTCAGTACATTAATTTAAGTAGGCAGGGATTATCTGATGTGGAGATTGCTGCTGAATTCGAAGTGTCCGTGGATACGCTGAAAGCATGGACTACCAAATACAAGGATTTTAATATGGCTTTTGAAATTGGAAGAGCCATGTTTGAGTCCTGGTGGATCAATGAAGGTAGAGGTAATTTAGGGAATAGATTCTACCAAACATCCTTGTACAAGTTCTTGACTGGAAATAAGCTTGGGTGGTCGGATAAGATTGAGAGTAAAAATCTTAATCAGAATTCTTATGGAGTTCTTTTGGTTCCACCTACTATGACCATGGATGAATGGGAGAGGAATAATGTCGAAGAAACAATTGACATCTGAAACTTTTACTTGGACTCCGAATAGGAAGTATAAGAAGATAGGTTTTGCTGGAATTGACACCGTGCTTGTGATGAGTAATCCAGAGAAACGTAAAGAGAGAATCAAGAGAATCAAAAGAGGTGTCAAAAAGATTCCTACTGAATTAAAAGTAAGGAACTCCCGTAATTGGTACAATTCTCCAATTGGATTACGATACAGAGAAGCTATCAAAAAGATAGGATTGTACAAGTACACAGAATCACATTCTGAAAATAGAAGCTCTTCTATGAAGAAAGTGATCAGATTAAGCACCAAGAAGGATCCTTTTAAATTTGTGGATGGGATTATTGAAGTGGATGTCCTTACTGATAGACTCCATACATGTTCTGGAGTTGTTGAGGACAGGAGTATCTTGAATGGGTAAGCTTCAGGTTACATGGAGACCCCATAAAGGAGCACAGGTTAGATTTCTGACATGTCCTGTTTGGGAAGTCCTTCTCGATGGTAATAGAGGAGGTGGAAAAACAGATGTTCTTTTAATGGACTTTGCGAGAGGAGTTGGAGTAGGATACGGATCTGATTATAGAGGACTGCTACTTCGAGAAGCCACTACAGAACTTGGAGATGTTATTGCGAAAGCAAACAAGTGGTTTCCAAAAATGTTCCCTGGAGCAAAGTACAATGAAGCTACAAAGAAATGGAAGTTCCCTTCTGGAGAATCTTTGTGGTTCAACTATGCAAGGGTTCTTGCGGATTATGATCAGTATCATGGACATGAATATCCTTGGATTGGATGGGAAGAATTAACAAACCATGCTGTCCCTGAAGTGTATTTGAAATTGATGTCCTGTAACAGAAGTTCTAATCCTTTGATTCCAAAGAAGTACAGAGCAACTTGTAACCCTTCCGGCCCTGGACATGGATGGGTTAAATCCAGATTCATAGACGCTGTAGAAGAAGGAAAGATTCTTCGGGAGAAGATGATTATTGATCTCCCGAATGAGAAAAATGAATTAGTTCCTACGGAAATAGTAATTACCAGGACTCATATATTTTCCGATCTTAATGAGAACACCACATTATTGAAAGCAGATCCAATGTATAAGGCAAAACTTATACAGATGACTCAAGATAATGAAATGCTCAGAAAGGCTTGGATAAAAGGTTCTTGGGATCTTGTTATCGGAGGATTTTTTACAGATGTTTGGAATCCTAAGAAACATATTTTACCTTACTTCTTGATTCCTAAGTCTTGGAAGTGTATAAGGAGTTTTGACTGGGGTTCTTCGAAACCTTGGGCTGTTACATATTTTGTTGAAGCTAATGGGGAACAACCTCCCTCAGATGGGATTCCAAATTTTCCGTACATCCCAAAAGGCTCAATAATTGTTATAAGTGAAATATACGGATGGACAGGTAAAGTAAACGAAGGAGACATGGCATTATCCCAAACAATAGCTGAAAGAGTTCTTGAGATGGATAGAGCCATTAAAACTGAGTACGGTTTAACTGTTCAACCTGGACCAGCAGATACATCCATTTATGATGTAAAAGACGGACAGTCTATAGGAATGACACTTGCTACTTTTGGATGTCATTGGCTTAGAGCGCATAAAGGTTCAGGTTCAAGGGTTGCAGGATGGTCGTTAATAAGACAGATGCTTGGTGCTGCTTTACGTGGAGAATTAGAAGCTCCACATCTTTACTTCCTACAGCAAGCTCAACATCACATTAGGACATTACCATTGATGCAAAGAGATCCTAAGAAACCAGAGGATATTGACAGTGACTTGGAAGACCATGCAATGGATGCATTACGCTATGGTATTTCCAGAAAAATGATGTCCCTTTCAATGGGGAAAGTGGGGATGTAAAATGGTAACTAGAAGAAAATACAAAACAATAAGCAGTGTCGCTACTGCTCCTTCAGGGAATACTCCTGTTCTGAAAAGCTCTCTGATGGGAGTTGACATTAAGAAGGTTCAGACAGAACATCCTGAATATACCTCCAGATTGAAAGAGTGGAGTAGAGTTCGGGACTGTATGAAGGGAGAAACAGTCATTAAGGCAAAAGGGGAAACGTATCTTCCAAGACCTGAAGGTATGTCTGGTACGTATGCAAAGTCCTATGACTCTTACAAAGAACGAGCACACTTCCCATTGATTGCTCCTTATGCTCTTTCCGGTGCCCTCGGTGTAATCATCACGAAACTTCCTGAATTTAATGTTCCTACTGAATTGGAATATATTAAGAAGGAAGCCACGAAAGATGGTAGATCTCTCCAGCAGTTGTTTATGGATATTATCATTGAGTCTTTCCAAACAGGAAGGGTCCCATTGGCAATAGACATAATTTCTGAGTTGAATCAATTCAGATTCGTCCAGTACAAAGCAGAGGATATGATTAACTGGAAATCTGCTTTGAAGGATACTGTTAAAAGCATTGCCCTTGCTGTTATGAAGGAAGAGGGGGAAGGATCTTCTGATATTTTTTCACACTCCGTAAATGATGTTTACAGGATCATGCACCTTGAAGATGGTTCAGATTTGGATGGAAAGCCCACCAAGATCTACAAGATAACTTCTTTTGGCGAATCTGGAGTTAAAGGATTCACCAGTGAAGTAGAGCCTACTTTCATGGGAAGAACTCTTGACGAAATCCCTCTGTTCCTTGCAGGATCAATAAACAACAGTTTTAACATTCAGCCAATTCCTCTTATTTCAGTAGCGAACTGCTCAATCCAGATCTACAGAAAAGAAGCTGATCTTGCGAACAGTGAATTTCTTTCATGTAATCCTACCCTTGTTGTTGTAGGTGCCATGAATGACGGAAACCTTCCAAATGTTGTGGGTTCCTCAGTAATGATCGTTATACCGAATGATCAGGCAAGAGTATTCTACACTCAGACAGATACGGCAGCATTAACACACGTTTCGAGTCATATAACTTCGTTGTATGAAGAAGCTATACGTCACGGTGTTGCTATTCTCGATTCTCGTAAAGGGGTCGAAGCTGCTGAAGCTTTGAGAATTCGTCAAGCTACTCAATCTGCATCCTTATACTCTGTATATCTCTCGGCACTCACTGCTTTGACCAAGGGATTAAAAATGATGTGTAAGTGGGCAGGACTTGATGAAGAGTCCGTTGTAATTGATGCTCCTACATCCTTGACATTCGGTATCCCTGATGCTGCCCTCTTGAAAGAATTGGTAATTGGATTTGCAGAATCAGGAATTATCCCAATTGCAATAGTCCATAAATACCTTGTCTCTTCTGGCCTTCTTGATCAAACTGTGAACCTGGAGGAATACCTGAAGATGGTAGAGGAAAATAAAGAGTTGAAAAAGAAACTCGGATTGGATAAAGTAGAAGAGAAAGCAGTACAAGAATTTGACGAAAATGGAAAACCTGTAGTAAAGCCTGTAGCAAAAGCTGGTAATGTATCAGCGAAACCTTCAGCAAAGGTGATCTCAGGTAATGAGAAATCCGATGTTGAAAACTCTTAATACCCTTGAAGGGTACAAAACTCCTGTGGAGGTAGTAGCATGTTTGAGTACATTGAAGATCCTGATTTGAGACAAAAAGCCCAAGATGATTACACCAAGTCTATTGACGGTGTAAAAGTCGAAATGAAAACTGAATTGGAGAAGCTTGTAGCTGAATC